TCAGATTATGCTTGATTCTATTCAGGGTCGTGGTCCTGGTATGGCCTTCATTCCATATTGTTCGCTTCCCGAGTTGGAAGCATGTATGGAGGTTTGGGGATTTATGGAAATGATTCATAGTCGCTCTTACACCTATATCATTAAAAACGTCTATTCAGACCCTTCAGAGGTCTTTGATAAGATCGTCACTGATGAACGCATTCTGGAACGTGCTAGCAGCGTTACAGAAGCATATGATAATTTCATTCAAGGTGCTCATCAGTATGATAATTCCAATGATTGGCAACATGCTTTAGAACAAGTTCCACAAGCATTAGATAGCAAGTATGAACTCAAAAGAAAACTATACAGAGCAATCGCAAATGTTAATGTTCTTGAGGGTATTCGGTTTTACGTTAGTTTTGCTTGTAGTTTCGCCTTCGGTGAACTTAAGCTTATGGAGGGATCCGCTAAAATTATCTCTCTTATTGCCAGAGACGAAAACCAACATCTAGCAATCACTCAAAATATCTTGAATAAGTGGAAGCAGGGTGATGACCCTGATATGAAACAGATTATGAAGGAAGAAGAAGAGTGGACTTATAAAATGTTTGACAATGCTGTAAATGAAGAAAAGAGATGGGCCGATTACTTGTTTAGAGATGGTAGTATGATTGGACTTAATGATAAATTACTTCAACAATATGTTGAGTGGATTGCCAATCGTCGTCTTAAGGCAATTGGTCTGAAACCTCAATATGATATTTCTGCAAATAACAATCCATTACCATGGACTCAACACTGGATTTCTTCTAAAGGTCTTCAAGTGGCACCTCAAGAGACGGAGGTTGAGAGTTATGTTGTTGGTGGAATTAAGCAAGATGTTAGTAAAGCAACATTTAGTGGATTTAAATTGTAGACAATAGAATAAAAAATTGCTTAAATAGGGGAACATGGTTTCCCCTATTTTTATGCCTAAAAACCAACTCAAGAAAGATGAATTTAGAATTCGTATATTGAAATTAAAGAGTGAAGTCGATAATGAGAGTAAAAACTACTGGGAAGGGGACAAAAGATTGGCACATAAATATCTAAACAAGGTATTAGATATTATTGATGAGTATCGGTATTGATTATGAAAATCCATGGATATATCTGGAGAGACCTTTTACTGGGGATGATGTTGGGGACTACTTTGGTTTTGTCTATCTCATTACCAATCTCACAAACAAACGACAATACATTGGGCGAAAGTATTTTTGGTCGTTTAGAACACCAAAAGGAAAAAAACGCAAAGTAAAACAAGAATCTGATTGGAGGAATTACTATGGGTCTTGCCCAGAACTTAAGGAAGATGTTATCAAATTCGGCAAGCAAAATTTTAGCAGAACTATCCTCAGCCTTCATAAGACAAAGGGCAAAACTAATTACGAAGAAACAAGACAACTCTTTACAAACAATGTCCTCACCGAAGAACTTGACAGAGATACCCCCAAGTACTATAATAGCAACATCCTCAGCAGATACTATCGAAAAGATTACTATGGCAGATACGACTGAAGAAATTGTCATTGAACTTAGAACATGGGCAATGGATCGATTCAATGAAGAAATGCCAATTGGTGATTGCAGAGCAATTTATGAAGAATTTGCCGAATGGATTGAACCTCAAGGACAAGAATTTGAAGTTGTAACGCTTGACAAAATTACTGAAGAGCAGTATGATGAGTTTGTTGATTACATGAATGACGGAATCGAAAGAGGTTAATCCTCTCATTCATGACTCAGTAGCTCAGTTGGACAGAGCAACTGCCTTCTAAGCAGTCGGTCGTAGGTTCGAATCCTACCTGAGTCGCCTTGCGGGTGTGGTGTAGCGGTAACATGCGAGCCTTCCAAGCTCTTGTCACGGGTTCGATCCCCGTC